GAGAAAGCGCGCATATAAGAGGCATTGCCCGCCAGTGGTATAATAATTTATTTTCTTATCAATGCGGAAGATGTAAAACGAAAATTATTGATACTTCGAAATGGTGGTACGAAGTATCGTGTCCAAAGCGATGCAGAGTAGATATGGATTTTTATGTAGAACAAGATTGTAAAGTATGATTGAATACCCCGCCATAACCGTAGAAGTTCAGAAATCCGTATCATATCTCTGGGGCACATGCCGCGCCTTTCTTCCCGTTATTGCCATAAGCATTGCGTTTACTGCGGTAATAGAGATCGTATTTCGGTTTATTCTATTAGGTAGGCGAAGACGGAAAATTGAGAAAATATTAGAGAAGAAGTATAATGAGTTAGAGATGGAGCAAGAGAAGGTTTTTTGGGATTATTTGAGGAAACGAGTGAGATGATGCCGCACCTAAAATGCACGGCTTTCCAAGAGTGAATGATTTTTTATGAAATTTATCAATCAAGATGGCGAAAGATGCGGGGTAAAGCACCTACACAAAAGAGGTGAGTTATACGAAGGGAGAAGAAGCGGATACCAAAAGCCAAATACCCCTCGTATGTGTTGTGATTGCGGAAATCAAGATTTTATAATCAGTCATTATCCCGTAGACCCGCTAATTGGTATGGCGAATTGGGATGATAGGTATCATTTGCGATGCATAAAGTGTCAAAAAGAAATTGGTATGTGGAATTTGCCTGATGGTACCACACCCTTGCGAAAAAAGATTGGGAAATAATGATGATTTTTATTCTTGGTATTATTGTTGGTCTCCTTATAGCACTTATTGTATTGATGATTTCTTTATGGTCAAAACCGGTGATAGAACGCCAGTTAAAGCAAGTACAAAGTCAATTAAGGGAAAAGGGACGTGTTATTGAACCAGACAATGAAGAATTGGGTGACTGGGTAAAAAGCTTGCCACATGAGTAAATGTTTTCTCTGTAAAAAAGAAATCACCAATTTTGAAAAGAATTATTACCAGCAATGTGGAGAATGTTTCGTAAAAGAAAATAAAGATAAACCATTAGACGGCAGTTGGACGCGTGCGGCTACTAGGGAAAGAGAACATCACGCAGCTGATATTATGCAGCCAGTAGATCGTTATGGAGGAGTAAACAAGAAATTTAGGGAACTCTATGGAGATAAGACGATACAGAAAGAATATAAGAAGAATCCCGAAGTAATGGAACAGTTGAGAAAATCAATATGAGCACAAAGCTCACTAAAAAAGAAAAGGGTTTTGCTTTGGATTATATAGATACAGGGAATGGGACGCAATCGGCATTAAACCATTATGATACAACAGACGAGAACGTGGCGGCTTCAATATCGTCTCAAAACTTAAGAAAGCTAAAGATACAAAATTACCTTGAAGAAAGCGCGGATGGCGCATCTTCGCGAGTTGTGGAATTGTCAAAAGAAGCAAAAAATGAAACAGTCAAACTGAATGCAAATAAGGATATTCTTGATCGTGCAGGTTTTAAACCGGTTGAGCGAAGCGAAAGTAAGTCAGTAAGGGTGAATATCGAAGCAAAAATTGAGAATAAAGAACTTGAAAAGTTACGCAAGAAATATGAAAACGAATTAAAAATTAAACTATTGAAATGAGCTATAATCAAAATTTGTGTTGATCGAATTCAGGACAGAATTAAATAATGGCAGGACATTGTGCACGGCCTGCCATTACAAAACCAAAACATTCGGACGAGTAATGCCACCGGAATTTTGTCATTATTGTCCCCACTGTATAGAAAAATCATGAAATTGTCCGATATAAGTATTCATGCGTGGTTATCGGAACATCAAATTAAGAATGAGGCAGGAATCATATTGGATTTTCGAGATCATCTATTTCTTTTTGATATCTATTCAGATCAATCGCCAAAGCTCGTATGCTATAAAGCTGCCCAGATCGGCTTTACGACAATGGCGCTTTTGAAAAGCATTTGGCTTGCGAAGATGAAGCGCATGGATTGTATTTATACCATGCCCTCGGTAACAGATGTAAGAGAAATTATTGGAGGAAAACTTAATAGATTGATAGCAAATAATCCTATTTTACTTGAGTATGTCAAAGATAAAGATGCCATTGAGCAAAGACAATTCGGAGATAACATCATCTATTATCGCGGGACATGGAGCGAAAAAGCCGCTATTGGTGTCTCATCGGATCTCAACATTCATGATGAAGAAGACCGGAGCAAGCAAGAAGTCATCCAGCAATATGAATCGCGCCTCCAGCACAGCGCGAAAAAATGGGAGTGGCATTTCAGCAACCCCAGCGTGGAGGGAAATGGTGTTAGTAGGTACTGGAATCGTAGCGACCAGAAGCATTGGTTTATACGATGTCAAAGTTGTAGCAAAGAACAATATCTTAATTGGCCTGATTCTATCAACTCCGAAAAAAAAGAGTATGTATGTAAATCTTGCGGAAAAGAACTCTCTCGTGAAGATAGACGCAAAGGACGTTGGATAAAAAAGTACAAAAACAAAGAATACTCCGGCTATTGGATCTCACTCTTAATGGCTCCGTGGATAACCGCAGAAGAAATAATAAAATATCATGAAACAAAAAGCGCAGAATACTTTAGTAACTTCGTCTTGGGTCTCCCGTATGTTGGTGAAGGAAATCAAGTTACTCCTGACATCATCTATCGTAACTGCACTAATGAGATTAACTCCCAAGAGCGTGTTGTCATTGGTTGTGACTCTGGGCTCAAGAAGCATTACGTCCTCGGCAACAAAAATGGAATCTTCTATGCAGGAATTGCAACAGAATGGACAGAGATTGAATCGCTTTTGGGTAAGTATGAGAGAAGTATTGCGGTTATTGACGCTCTCCCTGATCTCACGGCTCCCCGTGCGCTTCGTGAGAAATATCCGGGTCGCGTGTTTCTTTGCCACTATGCCCGTGATAGAAAAACATTCCAGATAATTCGCTGGGGGAAGAATGAGGAGGCGGGTAATGTATTAGTGGATAGAAACAGGGGGTTGCAGATGGTCATTGATGACTTTGCGAATAAAAAGATACCATTACAGGGTACGATCCCCGACTGGCAAGAGTTTCAATCCCATTGGAATACGCTTTACAAATTGACTGATGTTGATTCGCTTGGTGTTCCTACGTTTTCATGGGAATCATCGAATGGAATGGACCACTGGTGTCATGCCTCGCTTTATTGGCGCGTAGGTATGGACAAATTCAAGAATGAGGGCGGAAAGATATTTACCGGAGAACCAATGAACTTTCCTACTGCTACCGCATTACAAGAAGATAATACCGTGCAAGCAATTCCTCGATTTGTATATGAGCAAAATGAAAAGGAAGATTGGCGTAATAATTAAGATTTATGGTGTCTATGGTTACTATTCAGCTTTCATATCGAGATGCGGAACGATTCAAGCTCTTTATGAAGCATTATGAGGTCATAGATGAGCTTATTTCGCATAATGTATTTGAGATAAAGAATGGCCACGCTACGCTATTTTTTAATCATATATCAAAACTTATGCAAATTGAGTTGTCAACAAAATGGAGAAGTAGGACAAAAAACTTGACAGAGGCGAGAGATACGGTATAGATTTGAAATAACAACCCCCTTACCAAAGGCGCTTTAATTGGCTTACCGGAGGCGGGGGAACACACATTCCAAAAGTAGTTTTTGGCGTGCGTGTTCCCTCGCTTTTTGTTATATAAATGGCAAGTGACACCCTTCTTAAAGGATATTACACGCTCTCCGATGACGTAAATAAAACCATCGAATCCGATGGATTGGATTCTGATTTACTTCCCGAATTATCATTAAAAATGTCTGATAAAGAATTGATTGAACTCAAACGTGACTGGATGAAGAAATGGGAGCCGTATGCGCAACTCATAGCGAAAAAGCAGGAAGAAAATGAGAATTATTGGTTAGGACAACAGTTTAGCCAATCAGATAAACGCCCGCTCATTGATAATTTGATATTTGAGTCACTAGAAACATTCCTTCCTATCGCAACGCGGCCTAAAGCCGATCCATTGGTAGAGTCAGATAATACCAAGTTGGGAAATGCGATTGCGGACAAAGTACGAAAGATGCTGATTTATATTACCGATATTCTTTCGTATAATCTCATTGTGAAACAAGTAGCACGATATTGGGCGCTCTATATGCTTGGCATAATGAAAGTTGGCTGGTCTATGAAAGAGGATGACATCACTTGTGTGGCGGTACGTCCACAGAAACTTATTCTTGATCCAAAAGCGACGATCGAAAAGTGTGAATACGTAGGATATTATATAGGTGAATATCTTGAAGATACGGCATCAGACCTGATACTTCGATTTCCGAAGAAAGGAGAATTTATCAAAGACAAGGTGCACGATAAAATGGGAACGATGGTATCTTATATACTATGGACGACTGATGAATATGTGTTTTGGACGCTTGAAGATGAAGTATTGGCGAAGAATAAAAATCCCCATTGGAATTATGAAACACGACAACCATTGCCTGCTGATGAATTTACGGGACAACCGCCATTGGGAGGAGATGGAAAACCACAAACGCACACAGTAGAGGGTAAAAACCATTTCAAAAATAAGAAAAAGCCCTATATATTTCTTTCAATTTTTAATCTCGGCAAACACCCGCATGATGATACTAATCTTGTGCAACAGAATCTCGCTTTACAGGATTTAATCAATAAACGCCTATCACAAATTGATAAGAACGCAGATAATGCAAATGGAGGATTGATAGTATCGGGTGACTCGTTTACACAAGAACAGGCCTCGAAAGCGGGAGCTGCGTTACGTAACGGAGGTGCGATATGGGTACCCACCGGCCCAGTTGATAGTGCGGTAAAACGAGATTCTGGTGTGCCACTTCCGAATTTTGTGTATGAATCTCTTATTGATTATCGTAATGAGTTACGCAACATCTTCGGTACGCGCGGATCAACACCGCAGGGGACAGTTAATGAGCACACAGTACGAGGAAAACTTATTATCAAAGGACAGGATTCGGATCGTATAGGGGGAGGTATTTCAATATATTTAGAACAGTTCTCCGATTGTGTATTTAATTGGTTTGTTCAGCTTATGTATGTGTATTATGACGAGCCGCATATGGCTATGGTATTGGGGAAGGAACGAACACAGGAATACATACAATTAGTGAATACTGACTTTTCTTCAAAACTGTTAGTAGGTGTTAAAGAAGGGTCAATGATACCGCATGATCCAGTAAACAAACGAAATGAGGCGATAGAATTGTGGAGCGCACAGGGGATAGATCCGATTACATTCTTTGATCGCCTAGAGTTTCCAAACCCGCGAGAAGCTGCTAAAAATCTTTTTCTGTGGAAAGCCGATCCGATAGCATTATTCCCAGATTTACAAGCACAACAACAGCAACAACTCGCGTTGCAACAACAACAACAATCAGCATTGCAACAACAGCAATCTCAACAAGAACAGCAGATTGAATTAAAAAGGTCGGAACAAGATCAGAAGAATAAACTTCAGCAGATAGGTCTTGCTGGATTAGTAAAACGACCATGAGTCCCTTTACTTCAAAAGCACAAGCACGATATATGTTTGCACGGCATCCAAAGACAGCAAAAGAGTTTGCATCAAAAACAAAAAGTATTAAGGCGTTACCAGATAAAGTATATCAAGAAAATGCACTAAAGAGAAAGTATAAAAAATAATAAACGTCTTCTTCTCGATGTCAGACGTAAAAGAGCAATCTGTGTAATATGAATGAATTAGAACAAGCATTGGCGAATGTTCCGAATGAGGGTGAGAAAGATCCCTTTAAGGAACTGGGGAAGGAAACTCCATCGGAGTCGCCACCCGAAATAAAACCAGAATCCGAACAGCCAAAGGAGGGCGCACATACTCCCGAAGATCAATATAAAGGATTCCATGAACACCCCCGTTGGATTCAACGGGAGAAAGAACTAGAGGAATTGAAGGCGCGTGAAGCGGAGAATACAAAGATTATAGCCGAGCTTAATGAGTTTAGGGAACAAGCATCTAAACGATTTGAATCTGATGATCCTGCACCTCCCGTACCTGATTGGTTTAAGGAATTATATGGTGATAACGACATTGCATGGAAGAAATATGATCAGTACGAAAAAGAGAAGGAATCCCGATTAGAGCAGAAATTCATTGAACGTCAGGAAAAAGTAAAACAGGAAGAACAGTCGAACATCGCCAAATGGAATAATTGGGTAGAGGGTGAAATTGTGAAGTTACAGGGAGAGGGATTGAAGTTTGATCGGAACGAATTGATAAAGACCATGCTTGATTATCGTCCATCGGATGAAAACAATAATCTTGACTTTCATAAGGGTTATAAGATTTATGAGATGTTGAGGGGCAAAGAAGATCCCGCCCATTCTCTCGCACGCAAACAGCTTGCTGATACTACGACAAAGGTATCAGGAGAACAGAAGACGAAAGATTATATGACTGCTGCCGATTTACGGCACAGATCGTGGGGTAACTTATAAATTAAACTACTAATTTTATGGCCGCAATGGGAACAAGAGTCACTGAGAGATAGTTGTGGTGACTATTCTGTAATAGAACTTTAACAATTGAATGGTAGAGGTAACTATGGTAAGATTATTCCATGTTTAAAAAGGGATATATACCTTGGAACAAAGGTGGAACTTCATGGAATAAAGGGAGAAAAGCTCCTTGGGCGGCTGCTAATGGTTTCAAAAAAGGACAAGTTGCTTGGAATAAGGGTTTACACTGGTCTCAAGAAACGATTGATAAAATAAAAGTTTCTAAAAAGGGTCAAGTCCCTTGGATGAAAGGAAAAAAACATACCAAAAAAGCAAAAAGAATTATTGGTGAGAAGGCTCTCGGAAGAGTATCTTGGAATAAGGGGACTATTGGAATTATGAAACCTAATTCTGGGTCATTTATCGCAGGGACAATGCTTGGTAAAAAACATCCTAATTGGAACGGAGGAAGCAGTAAACTGCCATATGCTTACACTTTTACAACGAAACTAAAACAGCAGATTAAGGAGAGAGATGATTTCATTTGTCTACTTTGTCAAACAGGTGATGATTTAGTTATTCATCACATTGACTACAATAAGATGAACTGTGATCAAAAAAACTTAGTAACGCTTTGTAGAAGCCACAACTCTATTGTCAATTCTAAAAGAAAATTTTGGGAAGCCAAAATAAAAAAACTATTGCGGATTAAAAAAAACGAGGTGAATTCAATGAACACCCAGAAAGGGCAACATTGAGCCAAGCCAAGAGATTGCGAAAGGCTCTTGGAAGGTGCGACGGTCAGGACTGAGGAAACAATAATGTCCACAAGCGCCTCGCCCGAAAGGGATGATATGACCTGAACTCTATAGGGATATAGAGAAGTGAGAAATAGAAAACTCACGATAACAATTAGACAACGACGCAAGATAAACTTTTGCCAAAAGTAGTAGACACTATATTAAATAGCAATGTATTCGCGAGTCGCGTACTTTCTCGCGCAAGTCAGTACAAAGGAGAACGGATGAAATTCCCTATTAAGTACGCAAAAAATAGTACAGGAGTATCCTTTTCGGGAATGGATACATTCTCTACTTCTGCAACAGATAATCGGGTGAATCTCGAATTTGTACCGAAGTTTTATCAGATGACAACCGCGCTTCCGTTAGACGAACTTTCGGCAAATGCGACAGAGGAAAAGGTTATTGATCTTGCAAAACTTGAGTTAGCAAGTACGGCGCAAGACATAGCTGACGATGTGGGTACATTATTTTATTCGACGGGAGCAGGAAAGGATTTTCTTGGACTTGGCGCAATTGTAGATGACGGTACAGATGCGGGTACGTATGGTACTCTCTCACGGACAACTTATAGTACGCTTAATTCTACGGTAACCGCATCATCGGGAGTTCTCTCACTCGCCAAGATGTCTACGCTTTATAATGCGGCAACATCAGGATCGCAGAAGCCGACATTGGGTCTTTGTCCTGAAATAGTATTCAATCTTTATGAATCACTACTTCAACCGCAGGAACAGATTGCGAAGAATGTGCCAATGATGAAGTCGCCTGGGAATACCGGAAAAGCGGGTACTGGATTTATAGGAGGCACTGGATTCACTGGGTTGACGGAATTGGTTATTTCTAAGATAATAGAAGTATGCCAACGAATAGCCCAATTAGTTCATGGAAGTTCGATCAAAATGAATGGAGTCTTTGCGTAAAAAAACGTGATAGATTCATTTGTGTGATTTGTGGCACGAAAGATAATCTCTGCGTACATCATATTAAAACAAGAAAAACAAGACCAGATTTAATTCTTGATGTATCAAATGGAATTACTTTATGTCGAAGTCATCACGGAAAAACATATTTTCGTGAAAAAGTATTTGAACGATTCTTTCAGGAACTTTTACAAAACGCGGCTAATTCGGTGAAAGTCCCATCGGCTATTGCCAAGGACAACGCCGAGCTAACCATGGGGAGTAATCTCCATGAATGTGTATCGCATAGGAGCCGAATCTTTGACAACTTATATCGTCCTTATAAAAACAAGAAACTTCATGTTTCTACGGATTGGAGAAAAGGAAAGAACCATTGGCACTGGAATCACGAGTTTAAACAAAAGCCATGTCTTTGGTGCAAAAAGATAACTGCTACTCCAACAGTAAGAACACGAGTAAAAAAGTTTTGCTCTAATTTCTGTCAGCAAAAATGGTTATGGAAAAACGAGTATGCAAAGATGTGTTTGAGCAAAACAATAAAACGAAACGGATGGTCAAGAAAATTTTCGGAATGTATATTGTGCAAAAAACGGGAATATCCGCACGAAGCTCATGGTTACTGTTTCAAATGTTTTTATAAAAAGACAAATAAGGAACGATATTGGTTGAAAAAAGATAGTAATGCTCCCACGAAAACCGCGCCCGAAAGGGATGACATATGCAGAACTTCGTAGGAATACGAAGATGGTAGAGATAAAAAACTCTGCCGATAACAAAATGTATTCTTCAAGGGATTTCCGATTCTTGCAGATGAGAAGGCAACGGCAGGTGTACTGTTCTTCGTGAATGAAGATTATCTTGACTGGTATGGGTTGCCGATGGCAATGACAGAGGCGATAAAATATCGTTCACAGGATATTGATGGTAATGATTATTCAGATGTAACTGGTCTGGGATTTTCGTGGTCTGGGTGGATCAAGCCAACAAATTCAGCGTCGATTGTTGGACATATTTATCTTGGTGGCGAACTAATCTCACAGAATCCAAAGCGTCATGCGAAGTTGACTGGCATCACAAGCATTTAAGGTAATTATTAGCTAATACTACTAACATGAAAGAAAAAATAATCTGGGTGGTAGCAATAATTGCTCTTGTGATAGCAGTCATTGGGTTCTTTAGGTCTCCTGCGGTGCAGTATTTGCCGCAATCAGAACAAGACGTGGCTCAAAAGTTTGGTGCGGCAGGCGGCATGCTTGCAGAACAGTATATTCCTTATGTGCGATACAATGGAGGATATAAGACGGAGTTATCTCTTGCAGTAGGTTCTACTACTGCAAAAGATATTGGTGCTATTGTCGCGGGTAAATGTAATCTTGTGACAAGTGCAAATGCAGGTTTAGCGGCAGCAGGTGCAGCAAATAGCATCATGGAAGCATCTACGACAAGGATTCATATCTGTTCGGCTCCGGGTATTCGTGTGGGTGATATAATATGGGTTACACTCCCCTCGGGTGTTGATGGAGTATCATCCTCATCCCCCCTTGCAGGTCCTAAACTTTATGGAGCATTGATGATGACAGGAGCATATGCAACCACCTCTGATGTTATTGGAGTCGCAATAACTAATTGGACAGGAGTTGCCACTGGTTCTTACGCACAAGCAACAACGGGCGTAATGTATTTGGGATTTAGATAAATTATAAACTTAAAAAACTATGACTTCATTAACAGGTTCGACACAAATTTTCGCCCAAGATATTTTTTCGGATACGGGTACTACCTTTGTTCCTCTTCATAAATTGGGAGAGCTTGGACATACGGCTGATGGGCGAAAATTCAGATACGTTTCAGTAGAGCCATCATCTTCACAGGTGACAGGTCAAGCCGCAGGAGCAACGCTGGTATCGGGAAATGTTATTCAGGGCGCGGCTCAAATAGCGAATCATCTTAATCTTGCTCCATCTGCGGCGGTTATAGGCGCAACTACTATAACGGTTACTCTTGGTGCAACTGCTGCATTTGTGAATCAGTATAGGGGTGGATACGCGATGATTAGCACCTCTCCGGGAAATGGATATGCGTATGAAATTAAGAGTCATCCGTTGGCAGCTTCTAGCGGCACGTTGGTATTGACTCTTGTTGATTCAGTAAAGGTTGCTCTTACGGCTTCTTCGCGAGTTGATTTGCAACGAAATCCATACTCAAGTGTTATTCAGGCCCCGGTAACAACCGCAACGGGTGCGGCACTGGGAGTAGCACTCCATCCTATTCCTGCGGCAACGAGCGGGGGGGCTACGGGTCAAACATACGGATGGATTCAGACATACGGCCCCGCGGCAGTGCTCATTGATGGCACTCCTGCGGTAGGTGCAATGGTGGTATCAACGGGGGCGGCAGCGGGCGCAGCTACAATCTTTTCAAGCACTTTACAGGTGATTGGAAAGATGATGACTACGGGAGTAGACACGAAGAATAACGCAGTATTCTTGGTGATAGATTAGTGTTATAAATCTCAATTCTCACCTTGCCTGTTCTTGTGAAACGGGCAAGGATGGGAATTAAAATAAACGGCTTGCAGGTGCCATAAATTCTGCAAAAAATATGATAGCAAAAAAATTTAAGAATTTTACTCAATTTGAGTTCACATGGAAGTGGGACGGCACGCCTCATACATTTCCTGCGGGAATGGAAATCTTTTTGGAAGATTATAAGGCGGATCACTTTGCGAAACATTTGGTGGATGTTGAAATGAATAGATTGGGATTGTTGACCAACAACATGAAAAGACGCGAGGAATTGATTGCGCTTTGTTTTCCAACAGATGAGGCAATAACTCCCGTTGAAGCGTTCCATCGGAATGAAGAAGCAAAAATAGAACCGAAAGAAAAAGAAGTTGAGTTTGCGGATTTAGAGAAGCCAGAAGAATCTATAGAAGAAGAAAAAGTCGAGTTACCAAAAAGAGGACGACCTAAAAAATATGAATAAAAAAATACTAGGATTACTATTGGGTTTAATGATAATAATAGGTGGCCTTCTTTATGATGGGCGAATGGTAGAGGCGATTGGTGCGATGCTTCGTAGCGGTGGTGATGTAACTACAGGTTCTTATAAAATGCAAACAACTGGAACTACCACTGATCCTCTTTTCTTGCAAAATGGTACTGGTACTACTTCTTTGACATTTGCGAGTGATAATTTTCATTCGCTTACTATGTATGTTCAGGTATTTGCTTCAAGTACCAATGTGCGGTCTCCTCTAAATATCCGCTTTGCTGCATCTGATGATGATGATGTGTACTTTGATTATGATCCTACTATTATTGATTCTGATTTTTTTGTTGATTCTAGGGGTACTTCAACGATAGCATTTGCTTCAACTACGAAAGCATATGAATGGCAACCCGCTACACGAGGCGCTACGTCAACAAAAGTAGTAAATGTGAATTTTCTTCCTGCACGATATACTCGAGTCACTTTTACTGTTGCTTCGTCTACTCCTACTGGAGGTTCTGTTCGTGATGGTATGAATCTTTGGGCCAATTTTATAGGTCAAATAGAAAATGCAAGATAATGAAATTGCTTGATCGAAAAGATGCGGAATCAAAAATCAAGAGAGATAACGATGAACTTATCGTGTCTAACATCAGATTACGAAAACTCTGGCAAGATATTACAAATAAACTGAATACGGTACGGGAGAATTATGAACCAGAGAAGATAAAGAAACTCCAAGAGTTTGAAAGATTTTGCAAAGATATTCTTGAAAAGAAAGCAAAACTCTTGGAGGAACTTGCGGGAATTGAGAAAGCTATTAAAGAAAAAAAGGAAATATATTGGGGCATCATTTCTAAACAGGACGCACTGGAAGAAAAGATTTATCAGGTGAGAGAGCAAGAACGGAAACTTGATATGCGAGAAGCATTTATTGAAGAACTGGAAAGAAAACAAAGAGAATTAACTAGTAAATAAATCTTGTGCAAACGTACACTACAAGAAGAAATCGTTTTGGTGATTTGTGTAATAATTCTGCAGCGGCCGTTTTAACGTTAGCTGATGCATTAATGAATGCATCAGAGAAACGCATTATCTCATCGAGAGATTGGGATTTTCTCGATAGACAGTACACGCTTAACACGACTGCTGATACGTTTACCGTCACTATTGCCTCTCCGGGTGTTTTTTCTCTTACCGCGCACGGTTTTGCTATTGGTACGGTAGTATATTTTGCTACTACGGGAGCGTTACCAACGGGGCTTACCGTGGGTACCGCATATTATATTATTACTGCGGGATTTACTGCAGATGCGTTTCGTGTTTCTACATCAATCAATGGATCGGTTGTTAATACTTCTGGGAGTCAATCGGGGACTCATACGGTTACTACGGCTACATATATTTTACCGTCCTATACAAAAAAACCATCAAGTATATATGTGACGGTAGGAAGTTATCGTTATCAACCACAAGAGATTACTACTCGTTCTGAATGGGATAGATTGAATCAAACAGTTATTACGGGGGATGCGGCAACTTATTATCATATTTATGATGGGATGCTTTTGTTATATCCAAAACCCGCCACTGCCAATAGTATCGTAACCATCAATGCGCGAAGAATAGCACGTGATCTTTCTATTGCTGATTACACTACAGGAACAGTAGATGCTGTTACTGTGAATAGTACCGCAGTTACAGGTTCTAGCACCGTATGGACAGCGCCAATGGTGGGCCGATGGATACGAGTAACTCCTTCTAATACGGCTACCGCTGCGGGAGATGGCTATTGGTATGAAATTGCGGCACGCACCAGTGACACGGCTATTGTATTACGAAGACCTTATGGGGGAGATACACTATCAGCGGGGGCGGCGGCCGCATATGCAATAGGTGAGGCATCACTTATCCCTGAACCGCATGATTTTCTTCCTATTTATGATGCGTTAAAAATTTATTTTACTTCGGTAGAACCAAACACGGCAAAGGCACAATTATACGGAGTACTTTTTCAAGAAGGATACGCACAGATGGTACGAGATATGGGAAGTACATCAAGTGTCGTGTTAGAAGATGGCAATGAAGAAGATGAGTCCCGTAACCCTAATTTTTATGTAACACTTTAATGGCGACTAAAACTATTAAAATAAACTCAATTCTTAAGGGTCATAGTGTAGCCCAGTATTTTGGAGAAGAAGGAAGTTTTAATACGAGTGTGGCCATAGACCCCGATCTTCCTATTATTTCCACTGGCGTGCGAACTTCCGGTTATGCCGTACCTGTGGGATATGCGGTTTTTTCAGGAACGATTTTCAATGCGCCTGCATTGAGGATTATCAATAACCCTAAAAATACGCTTACCTATGCGGTTCTTACAAACGGGCGGTTGATTTCTTATACTTCCGCGTTAGGCAGTGAAACACTTATTGCAAGCACATTTACCGTCACCATTGCATCTCCTGCGGTTTTTACTCTTACTGCTCATGGACTTTCTGCAAATAACACTGTTTACTTTTCTACTACTGGCGCATTGCCGACTGGTCTTACGGCCGGTACAACTTATTATGTTATTTCTGCGGGTCTGACTGCAGATGCGTTTCGAGTTTCTACTACTGAAGGTGGAGCGGCCGTGAATACTTCTGGCACTCAATCAGGTACTCACTCGATTACCATGACGTGTACATGGGCGGAGTATTATAACAATTATATTTATCTTTTTACGGGTACCAACATATCTCGTTATGGGCCGCTTAATAACTCTCCCGCTTTAACTCATGGTTTTTGGATAACCACTCTTGCGCTTACGGCACTTACCAATACTACCTATCCCTCTTTACGAGGCGTTACCATGCCTAATCATGTGGCATATGTGCACGGGGATCAATCAATGTACTTTTTGGACTTTATTGATGGACGTGGATTGGTACATAGGATCAATACAAGAAAAGTAACTGATGAAGGAGATACGAATGGTACTACCGTACCATCTGCATACAATGTATTGGACTTCCCATTCGGGTTTTACCCTACGGCAGTAAAAAGTTATGGAACATCTCTAATGATTTTGGGAATCTATACAGTAGATACTACTGTGAATCAGGGGCCCTCCGCTTTTATACTTTGGGATCCGACCGATACCACTTCATTCTATCTTGGCCCCGTATATTTGTCCGATCCTCTTGCCACCGCATTACTTAATGTAGGAGGAATCATGTATCTATGGACAGGTAATTCTGTAAATGGTGTACGTCTCTCTCGTTATTTAGGGGGAACTTTTACAAAAGATGTAGTGTATCAAGAAGAAGGTATGCCGCCACTCGCAGGAGCAGTAGATGCGCTAGGAAATAGAATTGTATGGGGTGGATTTAGCACCAGCCCAGCCGCAGGTGGCATTGTATATGCGTATGGATCAAAAGACCCGCGTCTCCCCGTAGGGCTGCATAATGTGGTGAAGACATCTAATGCGGCGGACTCTCCTTATGTAAGTGCGCTTAAGTACGTACAACAAAATTCAAACATTACCCCCAAAGTGGTTGCGGCATGGACTACTGGAGTAAATTATGGAGCAGATCAATACTCTACTACCGCAACACTGGCCGCCAATATCCGCTTTATGGTTGTGGTTGGTCAAAAGTTTTCTATTACTAAAATAATTATTCCTTTTGCGGGAGCAGTGAATTCAACTACTACGATTACCCCTACGGTTTATTTTGATGACCTCTCATCGAATAGTGCTCCTGCGGTTATTAACAATACAAATTATCCATCAAAACGAAAAGTAATTTATAAGGGAATCGAACTCAAAGATTACATTGGATTACAAAATTTTACCATAGAACTCGTATGGACGAATACTAACCCACTTCCTGTCGCATTTCCGATTACCATAGTTTTGGATATTAAAGAAGATGAAATAGAATAATATGCCCAAAGATGAATTAGATATTTACCATCTCCCTAACGAAGTAAAACCTCTTACGGAAGAGGATGTAATTGGTATTCTCTATTCTCAACTTCGTAATATCGGCACTTCTACTGCGATTCTCCCCAATGGAAAAGTTATTCTCAAAGATGTAAGTGCGGGCGGAACGATACGGCAATATGCGATAGGTAATGCGGGAATCTTTAATTTTGGCGATGGGTCTGATGGAGATGTGACTATCAGTAGCAATACTACACTTACTGCGGATAAGTATTATGACAATCTTACTATCAATTCAGGCATTACGTTGAGCCCCGATGGATATAGGATTTTTGTAAGAACATTGCTAACGAATAATGGAACGATTGCGCGTAATGGCATAGCAGGATCAGTTGGAGGTATAGGAGGATCTCCTGGTGGTGGTGCAGGTGGAGCTGGTGGAGCAGCATTAGCAGACGGATATTTGAAGGGATCTTTGATCGGAGCGGCTGGTAGTGCAGGAGGGGCAGGAGGAAGTTCTGGGGCTGGAGCCGCAGGTACAGCAGGAGTTGCAGGCACCGCCACCTCTAATTCAATAGGTTCAAATTCAACTGCGGGTTCAGCG